ATAAAATACTACCCCTTAAGCACCCCCATAAGTAGCGTGTTTATAGGGACTTACGAACAATCGTTAAAATAAGATAAATAAACCCTTTACAACTTGGGGGAGTGTGATAGGGTGTGGGTATGCAAACAACCACAGCAACACCGACGGAAACCCAAAAGAAAATCACCCTCGCAACCCTCAAGAGCTTCATTCGCAAGAACGCAAACTCTCTTTACCTCAAAACCAAGTCCCGATTCGATGGGATGACTGACTGCGTTCAGGAAGTTCAAGACCAATTCACAAGCATACTAGCGGAAAATGCAATCGGACTGAAGGGGGCTTATTTAGTTGGAGGTTCGAGGAATCGTTTCTGGAGTTTCGAGAATGACAATTTTGTCGGAATTGAAATTTCGAATTGTTGCGGAAGAAGCATCTTGGCTATTAAGAAATAACTCAAACCCATAAAGGAAATTAAACCAAATGAAAACAAAACAGAAAACTTGGGAAAAGCGAGTCCAAGAACTCGAAAACCTCGGGGCAGACAGAAGCGATGCACAAGCAGTAGTCGATGCAGAAGACATTGCAAATAAACCAATCAAGAAAATTATTAAAGACAAGCTGGCGGCCAAGGGAATCTCAAGGGACTGGATGAAAAAACACCTAGTCATTATCTAAACAACCAACCAAGAAAGAAAAAACCAAATGACCAAACTCCTCATATCCTACATCGCCGGACTCGTGATCGGGGCTGGCTCGGTGCTGATAATAGTTGAACATCTGCTTAAATAATCCTTTACAACTCCAAAACAAAATCCTAAAACAAATCAAATGACATCCTTCCCACTCCCCGCTAGACCGCAAGCCTCCGCAGTTCCGGCTTGGCACATTGAGTTCAAAAAAGAAACAGCCATTGAGGGCAAGGCAAATGGCTGGCGAGGCTTATTTCATCAAAAGACTGGCATCGGATATAACCGCCACGGAAAGATTGCATCCAACCATAACCTAATGGTTGAGCGTCTTTCCAATGCTGGCATCAAAGCCCCTTATATTGATTGCGAGATTATGGGGATGCGAACTAAGACTGGCAAGGGAACAATCATAGTGATGGATGCCTTTGACCCAGCCAACCCCAAGCCTTACGCCGAGAGGATGAAGGAGATCGAACATTTGGAGGCCGTGACCTTCGATGTGCCACAGAACAAGCTCCTCCGCTTCGTTCAGCTTGCCCACCATAAAATCAATTCGATATGGGAGGAGATGAACTTCCAGAACAACAAGGCTGGCGAAGTGATCTGGGAAGGCTTCGTGATGAAGGCTCTGGATGACGGCAAGTACCCTTACATCACCAATCCCTCTTACTGTTCCCCCTCGTGGCAGAAACATAGGATACGCTGGTGATCTTCGGCCTCGTAATCTTTATCGGGCTTTTAATCCTCCAAGGACTACGGCTCTTGGGGAAGCACATCGACCAGCAAAACTATGAGCGAAGGAAGTTTTATTTATTTGTGGCCGCCGAACTCGATAAGATGGACAAGATCGTAGCCGAAGGCAACCAGCGCAAAGAACCAGAGATACTGCTCCCATCAAAGAACTGGGTGGGGCGTAACTAAATGAAGCTAACCCCATCAGCCAAGTTCGAACTTCTATGGAGAAGCCTTGGTGGTGGGGAGTTGAAGAAGGAATACAAGTTTGCTGAGGGGAGAAGGTTTAGGTTTGATTACTACCACACCGCCTGCGTAGCCATCGAACTTGAGGGGGGAATTTGGCGAATGGGCAGACACACGAGGCCATCGGGATTCCTTAATGATATGGAGAAGTACAACCTCGCCGCATCGCTGGGCATCTTAGTTTTCCGCATACCCTCCCACGATATCAGCACCAAGTGGCTTTCCCCGATAATCGAAACCATAAACAAAAGGACAACCAAATGAAAAAACCAACGAGAAAAGAAACAGCAAAAGCAGAAGAACCCAAGGCCGTAAAGTTCACCGACCAAGAACACGACTTGAAGAAAGACCTTTCTTTCTTTCGATTCCCAAGTTCTGTAAAAAAAGAGCGTGAAGAGTACGGCGAATACGAACAACCCAACTACTAACCAAGAAAGACAACCAAATGAATGACCAACTAACAGTTAGCAACGGCAACGGAGTGCAAAACTATATGCGACAAGCTACGGATGTAGCTGGCGTGTGTAGGGCAATCGTAATTGAGACAGCCCAGCAGATAGGCAAAGGCGATAAGAAGTATGTGCGTGTCGAGGGCTGGCAATCCATCGCAGTAGCTCACGGATGCGTTGCGAGTGCTAGAGATGTTGAGCGTCTCGAAGATGGATATCGTTGCATTGGTGAAGTAAAGCGAATGGACAACGGCCAAGTAATATCAAGTGCCGAGGGCTTCTTGGGTGACGATGAGCCGATGTGGGAGAGGCGCCCGACCTACGCCAAGAGGGCGATGTGCCAGACTCGTGCAATCAGTAGGGCTTGTCGCTCTGCCTTTGCCCATATCGTAGTCCTAATCGACAAGAGCCTATCCACCACGCCAGCCGAGGAAGTACCACACGGCGGGTTTGAGGACATCAATACAGACAAATACGAACCAGCACCCAAGCCCGAATCAGCAAAGATAAGCAAAGCAGACCTAGCCGACATCACGGCAAAGCTCAACGGCGTTGCGGTCAAGACGAATGGCGGTGAGCCTAGGGATATGGAACTGAAGTTTGGCAAGCATAAGGGGTCAACGCTTCGGCAGATTGCAATGCTGGGAGATAAGGGATTGGACTACCTAGAGTGGTTGTCTAGGCAAGACCTCAAGCCCGGAGCAGACGGCAAACCATACAAGAACGACATTATCCGCAACGAGATAATCGCAGAGATTCTCCTCGAGGCCGAGTCGTTAAGAAAAGGAACACCCGATGAAATCCCATTCTGAACTTATCCAAGACATCCTCAACGATGTGAGGAGTAAGGCCGCCGACCTCGAAAGAGAACGATGTGCCGATCTGGTTCAACAACTGGCAGACGGAACGGAGGACGCAGTCATCACCGGAATCTTGAATGAGGTGGTGCTCGCTATTAGGAGGCTCGCAGATGTCAGCCGTTGATGTTCGGATACCAGAAACCAAGTGGTCAATGCTGGAGTGGAATACAACCAAGGAGATACCAAATGAAAATAGCAGGGTTCTTATCTATAATGGAAAAGAAGTTATCGGCGGGAGATACTTACAAGGGGACTATGTCGCCCAGAATTGGGGTCAACAAACCGAAGTCGTACTTTGGGCAAAGTGGCCGACCGCACCCAAATGGTGAGTTTCCTTTCGTCCATCGGGAATCATTTAGCGGAGTGGTTCGTAGTTGCGGTCATCTCATACAGCGTATTCATTCTGGGGCTATATCTGCTAGGCCGATTCTGGGGCTGGCTAAAAGACTGGTTGGACAACGATGAGCGTTAAGAGATTAAAGCTCGTGGAGCAGTTCCACTCCGTTGTGTCCAAGAGATTGAGGGACTTGTTCAAAGACTTCGATCATGCAAAGCGGGAATCCTACAAGGACATCATCAGCCACCTCGACTACTCGCATCGAATCACTAAAGAGTTACTAGAACGAGCCAAGAAATATCAAAAGCGAGATGTGGAGAAGAAAAAGTGAAACGAGATTCTTTCTGGTTTCCCTTTGAGCCTAACCGTTGGCTAGCGAATGAGAAGCTGGCCTTGGTGAGCCTTGAGGCTAAGGGGCTATGGATTCACCTAATCTGCCTTATGTATAAGGCCAACGCCGGCGGCAAGCTAACGATCAACGGCAACCCCCCAAGCCCAGAGCAGATCAGTCGGATGGTTGGGCAAGATGCCAAGCCTTTACTACAAGAGCTTGAGGTTGCTGGGGTTTATGAGCTAAAGGATGGGGCAATCTATCACGGAGGAGTGGCCTCCGGGCTGGCAAAGATGGAGGAAAGATCGGCTGGTTATGCTCGAAGGATAACCCATAGATGCGCCATAGATGCACCATCTATGAACCATCTATCGTCCATAGATGAACCATCTATCGTATATAATAAGAGTAATAGTAATAGTAACAATAATAGTAAGATAGATAACAAGAAAGAGAGAGAGGGCTTGCGCCCCTCGCACGCTGAATGGATTGCCTTTGCAAATGAGATCGGATGGAGACTGACGGATGCGGAGTCGGCTTTTGATTACTACCAGAGCAACGGATGGAAGGTAGGGGGTAGGGCGGCGGTTAAGGATTGGAGAGCGTGTGCCAGAAATTGTCAGAGGAGGAGCAACCAACAACCAACTAAAGGAAACCAACCAATGAAGAAACCAATCAAATCGGGGTGTGAATCCCCACCAACCTACAAAATTATGGGCTTTCAGACGCTTGAGGCGTGGGAAAAGGCGGGGTGTCCGTGAACGACCTAGTTTTAGCCGCCACAATCCACCGGGTGAAGTCGTGCGAGGACAAAATTGCCCAATTCGAGCAACTCATAAGCACACTCACCGCTCAGATGGCTCATAATCGATCAGAATTGGCCTCCAAAGGGCTTGCAAGCCTAGTTATGGGTACAACCACCCCCTTAGACATCCCAAGGGAGCTACGGCCAACCTTCGGGCGTTATCGGGCAAGGGGAAATCGTTCCCACAACACAGTTCAGAAGCGTTGGGGGATTTGGAAGGCTCAATATGAGTCTGGCCTAACAGTAAAGGAGATTGCGAACGCTTGGGGATGTCATCACTCCTCAATCGTGAACGCAAAAAGCAAAAACTTCACGGCTCGGAAGTCAAGCGGGAGGGGAATCAAATGATCGCAATGTTAGAGGCCGAGCAGTTCGAGCTTCCCTTTATGCGAACCACTCATCCAGTAAAGACGGAAGGCCACGACCAGAACGCTCGAATCCTAGCCCACTTGCAATCCGGTCGAACACTCACGGCTCTGGAAGCCCTCGAATGGTTCAAGTGCTTCCGGTTGGCGAGTCGAATCTGCGACTTGAAAAAGGCGGGGCATCAGATCGAGAAGCGAACGGTTCAAACCAATAGCGGCAAGCGAGTAGCCGAGTATTATTTGCAGAAATGAACAACTTAAAACTACCCCTTGCCTCAAATCTGACTCAAAGTAGCTTGCACATTCGATGAACGAACCCTTTACATCCTCAGAGGCAAAGGCCAAGGGCATTTTATCTGACCGCTACCCCGGGAAGGAGATGGCGAAACTCTATGCAGAGAATCGAAACCAAGCGACCATCGACATGTTGAGGGATGCCGTGTTCACTTTGATTACTAACGAGATTCCCACTTGCACAATCGCCCAAGTTCTTCGCAAAACCCATGGGGCGATTCAGTATCACCTACGATGTCTTGAGGGGGACGGCAAACTCAAGAGACGGAACAAGCGATGCCATTGGCGGGAGGCCGTTGAGGCGTGAACAAGAAAATCAATAAGATGGAAGCCAAGGCAATCGAGGCACAGATCGACAAGCTCAAGGCCACGATTGACAACGCAGAAGGCAAAAGAACCAAGGGAGACGAGTCCCCATCGAGACGCTACCGCCACTTGTGCGAGCAACTCCACTTCTTAACGATGAAAAAAGCCATCCTCATCCTAGCCATTGCCCTCCTCGGTTCGGTGCAGGGGGCAAACATAATGGTCGAAACCCCAAGACCGCCACCCAAGAAAACCATCAAGGCTCGCATCACGGCCTACTGGCTTGGCGAGGACGAGTTCGGGTGGAAAAGCTCCACAGGAAAACGGTTGGTATCTGGCAAGTCTTGTGCGGTAGACCCAAGACTTATCCCCTACGGAACAAAGCTAGTCATCGAAGGCAAGACCTATCATGCCCACGATACCGGAACTGCAGTCATATCCCGAAAGGCATCGGGTAAATCTAGGTTGCCAGTCGTTGACCTTTTCTACGCTAGCGAACGGCAAGCAAGGCAGGAGTTGGCGAGGGTGGGACGGACGGCAGTTGTAGAAATCCAGTAAATGAACCACCTCGGCCAAGACCCAGCAGATTCGATCTTGGCTAGTTATACGCCCGATATGGCAGAGCATATCGACACGCTCCAAGATCGGGTCAAGGAACGGCTCGCAAAGATGAAGGCGATGAACCCCAGCATCGACCTCGACCAGCTAGCCAAGCTCACGGCAGAAGTGGTGGAGCAGACCATAAAGCACGAGGGGGACAGCCAAATGTTGAGGCATCGGAGGGACGATACCTTGGACGAATCCTTGCTAGCCCTAGCCACGAACCGAAGCCCCGACTCGCTGACCTCGATCGCAAAACGGTACATTAACCCAAGCACAGGCAGGCCATACACAAGGGCGGCTATCTCGGCACGGCTGACGGAGCTATCACAACGGACTGGGCTGGTGCTACGCATCCAGAGGAGCGAAAGGGTCAGGCAAATCTACAAGGAGCGAGCCTTGCGAGTCCACAAAAAGAGGCGGGAACAATGCCCCAAATGGAACAAGGAAGCGTGGGCAAAAGGCATAAAAAAGAGGGGCAAGAAATGAGGGCTGGCTCGAAAGTGATATGTGTGGATGATCGCTTTCCCACGGAGATCATCCTTTTCTACAACCACTTACCGATCAAGGACAAGGTGTATGTGGTAAGGGGGATGGGCGTAGGGGTGGGGCTGAACGGCCAAGAAGGCGAAGTCGTGGTCTACCTTGAGGGGCTAAAGAACCCCTGCTCGACTACGCCACCGCACCCGGAGCGAGGCTTTCACGCCGACAGATTTCGAGAGATCGAACCACCAGCCGAAGTCGAAAATGAGGAACTCGTTGAGGCCACGGCATAACCCAAAAGGAAATCCCAGAAATGAGCGAAAAACAGATCGGAATGGAACTACAAAAAACGGTGAGGCTTTTAGACAAAGCCAAGGAAACAGCCATCGAACAGATGGGGCAAGCCATCAGCCTAGCGGCAGATGCCGGGGACATCATAGCCTCGGCAGAACTTGAGGGGCTAAACCTCCCAGAAATTTTAGGGGTGGGGGGGGTATCCGAGGAGCAGGCTCGCCGCTTCAAAAGGGTGGCTAAGGCCAGACCCAGCCTCCACTCCCCAAGCCCCCAATCCCTCAAGCAGTTAGCCCTCTGGGTGGGGTTAATGCCCGACCCCATCGAGACCTCCACCCCCCGCCCCCAGAGGTCATGGCATCACTACCTAGTGGCCTGCCGCCAATGGCTTACACGCAAGAGCATACAAGACTGGTCATCAGTACAGAAGGCCGACTTCGTATCCGAGGCTGAACCAATCGTAAAGGCGTTCATTGAAGCAGGCGGAAAATTACCCCCAAATGGGTAAAAAAAGCACCAAAAAACACGAAAAAAACACGAAAAAAAAGCACAGAAAAAAGCTACAAACACTCTTAAAATCAACGCAATACAAATGAAAAAAAAAGAAAAAAAAAGAAAAAAAATTTGGGAAAAAATTTGGGAAAAAACTTGGGAGGTCGCCGAAAAAAACTTGAGACCACCCCCCCCATGTTTAGAAGACTCCTACCCAGCAAAAACTCTCAAAGACAGGTTCCCACCGCGATCATTTTGTGCGAGTTGACCCAACAATCTTTATGTCAAACACTTACACACCTAAATCTTGCGTAACTTTTTAACCCCATGAAATATCCTTGTCTATTAACCAAAAAAATCTCCGAGATATCGGGGGCAAAATATAATCCCAGAAAAATCTCCGATGAGGCGATGGGTCGATTGACCAAGAGCCTAGCGGAGTTCGGAAACATCCAGCCGATCACTTGGAACGCTCGAACCGGGAATGTGGTTGGAGGCCACCAGAGGCTCAAGGTCTATAAGGCGATGGGGAAAACCGAGGTCGATGTGTGGGCGGTTGATCTGGACGAGCAGAAGGAGAAGGCGGCCAACATCGCCCTCAACAAGTTAAGCGGAGAGTTCGATATGCCGATGCTCAAAGACATCCTAGAGGAAATCGATACTGGCGATCTAGATATGGAAATTACCGGGTTCGGGATGGACGAGATTGCTTTGATGATGGAGGACGCACACCCAGAAGTAACCGAGGACGAAGTGCCAGAAGTTCCAGTTGATGCCATCACCAAGCCGGGTGACTTGTGGATTCTAGGGGAACACCGAGTGCTTTGCGGGGACTCAACAAAGGAAGATGATGTTAGAAAATTGATGCACGAAAAAGAATGGGATATAATTGTAACATCGCCCCCATACAACCAAGGAGAAAGCAACGGGGACTTGCTTCATACAAAGGGACTGGGTGTCGGAAAAAAACAAGCAAGCCTATACATTGATAAAAACAGCGACAATAAAACATCGAAAGAATACTTCGATTTCTGCATAGGCATACTGGAAACAGCAAATAAATTTAAGAATCAAAAATTACATTCCGTATGCTGGAATGTTGCGTATAATTCAAAAAGTCGGGATGACTATGGGAAAATTATATTTAGCGAATTAAATCCATTTAGAGTTAGGGAAACAATTATTTGGGACAAAACTCACTCAATAAATCTTCCCCAAGTTGGAATATACTCAAGAAGGTGTGAATTTATTTTTATAATGTCATCAAGCGAGAAATATAGGACATCACAAGAATATAACGATTGCAGATGGAACTACTGGCAAATTAAAAGTGCTGGAAGTCAGATTACTGGAGAAAAAATTGAACATAGGGCGGCTTTCCCAATAGGATTGGCATCTAATATGATTCAAGATTTTTCAATAAAGAACGATTTAATTTATGAACCATTCTGCGGTTCTGGAACAACCCTAATCGCCGCCGAGCAATTAGGACGGAAATGCTACGGAATGGAAATCAGCCCCAACTACTGCGATGTGATTGTGAAGCGATGGGAAAACCTTACTGGCAAAAAAGCCACGCTTGCCAAATGAATGAAGACTATCCCTCCGCAGTAAGTCTACCCAATGATTACCCAAAAAGAACTCCGAGAAAAGTGGGGCATCGATGCGGGACAGTTGTCTCGAATGGTAAAGCGAGGAATGCCGCTCACATCCGAGTCAGACGCTCAAAGATGGAGGCTCGCAAACCAGAAGCGAGTGAGCAAATCACAGATAGCCCGAACACCATCCCCGATCTACTCCGAGCCATCGAAAGAATTGGATGCCGAGTCATACAAATCGAAAACCTCGCTTGGACGATTGAATCGAGCGAAGCAAGCCGAGGTAGTTGCTTACTCGTTGGTAGTTACGGCCGCAAACAGCAAAAACCCAGTCGCTATGAGGGCGGCGGTGCAAGGATGGGGCGAAGCAAAAAAGCGAGTCGCAGAAGCAGAAATGGAGCACGCTCGATGGGAAGAAGTGAGCCGAGTCACAGTTCGGATGGGGGAAGTGCAAGAATGGATAACGAAGTGGCACGGAGCAATCAGATCGCTTCTGGATGCCCTTCCTTCGAGCCTAGCGGCCAGAGCAAACCCATCAGACCCAGAATGCGCCAAGCAAGCCATCCAAGACGGAATCAATCAAATCTTCGTTACCATTCAGAAAGCAGAGGGGGCGTTTAAATGATACTAGGATTAAAAATAGGGGTTGGGATAGTGCTTGGAATCGTGCTAATCAATGTGGCGTTCTGGGCTTGTATTATTCTCGCCTATCTACTCACCACTTTATTTGAGTGCATCGGGAAGTGGATTAAAAAGTGAATGAATGTTTCCTCATTATCCTTGCCACCCTTGGCTTGCTAGGATTGATTCTGCCGTTCTTTGACGAATGAAACGCTCGCCCCTCAAGCGCAAAACCCCGCTCAAGCGAGTCGGGAAACTACGCCGAGTATCTGCAAAGAGAAAAGGCCAGAACGAAGTCTATAAAGATGTGCGAGAGAAGTTTCTGGGCAACACCCCAGTCTGCCAAGTCTGCCAGAGCAAGATGGCGAGCCAAGTTCACCATAGGCGAGGGAGGTTTGGGGATAGGCTCAACGAGGTAGAGTTTTTCTTGGCGGTTTGCTTTGAGTGCCATCATAAGATTCACATGAACCCAGCGTGGGCGTATGCAAAAGATTATATGGTTAAGAGATGAACATCGGGGCGTTCAGCCGTAGTTTCTTTGAACCAAGAGAACAACTATCAATCCCAGAATGGGCAGAGAAAAACCTCACGCTCTCGGCAAGAGTAACGAACATACCCGGAGCATATTCGACAACTCTCACCCCCTATGTTCGTGAACCCCTAGAGGCTTTTGGGGATGATTCAATTCGGAGGGTGGTGTTAGTCTGGGGGGCGCAGACTTCAAAGACTACAACGATTCTCGCTGGCCTAGCGTATCGAATCGCAGAACGCCCTTGTCCGGTCTTGTGGGTGATGCCCTCGGAACATTTAGCCCGATCATTTACAGAAACCCGATGGCTTCCGATGGTGGATGACTGCCCAGCCCTAGCCAAAGAAAAGCCCGACAACACCGACAAGATCAAAATCCTAGAGCAACATTTTAAGCGATGCTCGGTCTGGTGGGCAGGAACAAGTGCCTCGGCTCTTTCTAGTCGCTCGATTGCTTTGCTCTGTATGGATGAGGTCGATAAGTTCCCAGAGCAAGCGGGGGCGGGGAGAGAGGCAAACCCAGTCCAGTTAGCAGAAGCACGAGTCAGCACCTATCCCAATCATTTAATCATAGCAACCAGCACCCCGACAACCGCCGACTCAATAATCTGGGCTGAATGGCAGAAGGGGGATATGCGCTTTTATTTTGTGCCTTGTCCCCATTGTGGATTAAAACAAAAACTAATCTGGGGGCAAGTGAAGTGGGATGAATCGGCCAAGATAGAAGATGGCGTTTATGATTATGCCCTAGTGAAATCCTCGACCTACTACGAGTGCGAGGGATGCAAGGGCAAGATTCAAGACGGCCAGAAAACCAAGATGCTCCGAGAGGGGGAGTGGAGGGCAACCAATCCCAAGGGCGAACCAGCCAGACGCTCCTATCACCTCAACGGCCTATACGCTCCGTGGGTTAGCTTTGGGAGCTTGGCGGTCAAGTTCCTGCAAGATAAACACAGCGGGATTATTGGCCTGCAAGATTTTGTGAACCGAGTTTTAGCAGAGCCTTGGATGGAACACGAATCAGAAAAGATGCAGATCGTTCCCGGTGCTTATAAGATGGGCGAAGTAAGGATGGGCGATAAGCTGATTATGAGTTGCGACATCCAAGAGGCGGGGGGCTTCCACGCTTGGTGTGTTGTTAGGGCTTGGGATTTAGAGGGCAAACCAAGACTCGTGTGGGCGGGTAGACTAGAAACTTGGGGCGACATAAAGGCAAAGCAAGATGAGTTTGGGGTTGAGGATAAGTGCGTCTTAATCGACTCGGGCGATCAGACCAGAGAGGTATACCTAAACTGCTGTAAACAAGGCTGGGTCGCGTTGGTCGGCTCGGATAAGACCAGCTTCTCCGAGATCGTGAACGAGCAGAAGGTTCAAAGGCCATACGCTCGAATCGCAAATGGCGACCCCTTCTCTGGTAAGGCAGTTCAATCCAAAGCAGGGTGGAAGTGGAAGCTCTGCCCGATTTGGCGATGGTCGAACCCATCCATCAAAGACATCCTTTCCCAGCTTCTCAAAGAGGAGGGCTTTATCGCCCTAGATACGCCCGATGTCTGGAAGGTGCATATCGAAGCAGAGGTGAAGGTAAGGGTGAAGAATCCTATGACTGGCAGGGAAAGACTTGTGTGGAAGCAAATCGGGAAGCATAATCATTTAATGGATTGCGAATGTATGAACATCGTGGGTGCGGCACTTCACGGACGGCTCAAAGTTTCACCCGCAAGTTTGACAGAGGAGGTTGAGAATGGCGAAGGGTGATTTCATTGGGCTACCCCTTGCCACCCTAACTTCTCTGCGTGATAAGTATGTGACTTGTCTTGAGGCGATTGCGGTGGCTGGGTCTAGCTATTCGATAGCGGGACGCTCTTTTTCGAGGGCGAATCTTGGGGAAGTTCGTGATACTATCGCAGAGCTAACCCTTGCCATCCAGTCTGTCAGCGGCACTCGTATCCGCACGACCTACGCCAACTTCTCGTGAAAAAAGCTCAACTCAATTTAATAGATAAAGCGGTTGCCTTTCTGAACCCGCAAGGGGCAGTTAATCGGATAATTGCACGGCAAAAGCTGGTCAACTTCTCTTACGATGCGGTCAAATATACAAGGGAACGCAAGGGGCCGAGCTCGCTTTCTGGTGCGGAAGATTATCGTTCTAACTACGACCGAGTAGAGTTGATGAAAAGGGCGAGGGACTTGGCAGAGAATGTTGGCCTTGTTCGCTCCATCCTTATGAAGTTCGCCAGCCATACGGCCGCAAATATTTCCTACCAAGCCCGAACAGAAAACCCCGAAGTCAATACCGAGGTGGAGGCATATTGGGCAGAGTGGTGGGACAAGTGCGATATCTCTACAAGGCATACCGGCTCAACCCTTATGCAGGTCGCAATGATGAGTATGCTCCGGGATGGTGACTTCCTTTTCGTTTTGGTTCGCGATAAGGATGGGAACTTAAAGATTCAAGGCATCGAGGCAGATAGAGTGGGCGACCCATTCAAGGTTTATACAAGCCTAGATTTGATCGGTGGAATCCATATTGATCGAGATACTGGTGCGCCAAGTGCCTACGATATTTACAACCGAAGCATTGGCGATTTCTACACCTACCAAGCAACCATTCCCGCAAGCCAAGCCTTTCACCTATTCGACCCACTCCGCATCGACCAGTATCGGGGAGTAAGTGCTTTCCATACCGCCATAAATGATTGCACGGACATTTACGATATCGTAAACTTTGAGAAGATGGCGGCACGAGTTGCCTCTTCTCAATCCGCAGTTGTTCGCAGGAATAACAACAATGCCTCTGATCTCTCCACCCTCACAAACGATGAAGACCTCAATGGGAATACGATTAAGCTAGAAGCGATTGAGTCGGGCAAAATCTCCTACCTAGAACCGGGTGAGGATATCGTGTTCCCCGATGGCCCAAGCCGACCAAGCGGAGCATTCGCAGAGTTCCACAAGATTCTCCTGCGGAATATCTGCCTTGGCTTGGGCATCCCTTACAGCTTTGCCGTTGACCCTTCCGCTATGTCTGGCCCGACTGCTCGCCTTGAGATGCAACAAGCAGGGCGCACCTTCCGCAGATACCAGAAACTACTTGAGGACAAAGTTCTTCGCCCCATTAAAAACATCGTGATTGCAGACGCAGTTGCGAGGGGATTGATTGAGGACAATGTGGGGAGCAGAACCACCAAGGGTATCTTTAACTTTGGGGCGAATGTCTCGATTGATTTGGGCAGAGAATCCGCTTCCGCAATCTCTGAGTTCAAGACTGGCCTCCGCACCGCCGCCGACATCTACGCTGAGCGTGGTCTAGATTTTGAAAGTTCCCTTAGGCAGAGAGCGCAAGAAGCGGCCTTGATTAAGAAACTAGCGCAAGAGTATGATATTCCAGCGGTGGCGATATCAGACATCGTTGAGAGCTTGGTTTATGCACAGCAAGCCGCACAGAGGTCTGGACAAGCTAGCGGTGGCGAAGGCTCTGGTGAAACCGTTGTTTCTGATGTCTCTCTCAATGGGGCGCAAGTCACCTCACTTATCAATGTTATAAACGCAGTTGCCGCTGGTGCAGTATCCAAGGAGGGCGCGGTCTCAATTATTACTGCCGCTTTCCCAACTATTAGTACAGAGCAAGCGAACGCCATATTTTCTTCAACCATCACTGGCGAAATTATTCCCACAACAAAAGAAGAGAAAATACAGATCACAAAAGACCAAGAGGGAGATTCTTCGGGAGGCTCAACACCCCCAGCCCCAGAACCTACCACTCCCCCGCCCGCCCCCACGGCAACCGCACAAAAAAAAAGTAGTTTAGAGATTTTGGAAAGCCTCGACCCCGCATCTATCAAGATGCTGATTGAGGGAATGATGGGTGGCATTGAGTTGGCAAAATATGATGGGATTGATTTTACCCCACCAGAAGGAGCAAGGGAGGCCGCCAAAAGAGCCTTGGATGTTAGAGAGACCAAACCACCTAGCCAAAGGGGAATGACACCAGTGGGCATCGCCAGAGCTAGGGATTTACAAAATGGCGTGAAGCTATCGCCCGACACAGTAAGGCGAATGCTGAACTTCCTAACTCGCCACGAGGTCGATAAGAAGGGAAGCACTTGGGACGAGCAGGGCAAGGGCTGGCAGGCTTGGCACGGATGGGGCGGGGATGCTGGCTTTTCTTGGGCGAGGAAAGTAGTTGGGCAGATGGAAGCAAGGGACAACAAAGAACTAGCCCGACCATTAAGCCAAACCCCCGCCCCTCCCAAGGAACGAATCAAAGGCTCAAAGGAGAACCCCGAGGGCACGGCATCCACCAGAAGCAAAGCTGGTGAAATTGAGATTTCAGCCGAGAACGAGGAGGCATTGAAGAACAAGATTGCCGAGTTCAAGAAAGATCATCCCAAGAAAAACGCTCCTAGCCTTGGGGCATTAAAGAAAGTATTCCGAAGGGGGGCGGGTGCGTTCTCCACTAGCTTTCGACCCACCATAAGCGGGGGCAAGCCCAACTCAAGGAACGCTTGGGCGATGGCTAGGGTGAACAAGTTTCTAAAGATGGCTGGGGGCGGTGAGGTGAAGAAGTCATACCGAGCGGCAGACGGCGATCTTCTTTGACATAACATCGATGCTTTATGCCCCTGCCCATTCCCTCCGCTGACGAATCAGAGCAAGACTTTGTTTCCCGCTTTATGGGAGACGAGCAAGCCGTGAGTGACTTCCCAGACGAAAGCCAGCGTTCAGCCGTAGCCTATTCTACTTATCGGGATGATGATATGGAAGAGATGGAGCTAGGCGGGGTGAGCATTTTGGAGGTGGGAGAGGCTAAAGGACACGACCTTTTCGTGGATAAGACCAGCCTAGAAACCGCCCTCAAACTTATGCAGAGTGCCAAGAACGGAACGAAGGCAAAGATGAATCATGGCTCTGGATTGGAGGCCGTGGTAGGTTTTTTAAGGAACCCCCGCATCGAAGGGGATAAGCTGGTTGCAGACCTTCGCTTGCTCCGCAACTCCCCTCACTACGGCCTTATCAAAGAGATGGCCTCGGAAGCCCCAGACCAGTTCGGCGTTTCCCTAGCCTTTGTGAATGAGTCCGAGACTATAAATGGCAAGGATTACATTCGACCCCAGAGCATCGCCTCTGCTGATTTAGTTTCCAGCCCAGCCGCCACGAACGGATTGTTCGAGGAGATGGTGAAGTTTATGGAAAAACTCGGTTATGTGCAGGGAGGCAAGAGCATCCCAGCCGTAGCCAAAGAAGCCGTGGAGGAAGCTCCACTTGACAAAAAGGACAAATCAAATATGGAAAACAATGATTATAAGAAAGACATGGACGAAATTAAGGTTCGTCTCTCCGCCTTGGAAGAGGCGATGAAACCCAAGGAAGAAATGAAGAAAGAGGAGATGGCCGAGGAAGCTCCCAAGATCGTCATCGAAAAAGAAGATGAAGATAAGAAAGAGGAGAAGACCGAGGAAATGAGCGAGGTTGTGAAGAAAGTTCTGACCGAGTTCGGAATTAAGCCCATCCCCGCTTCCCCTTCGATTGAAGTTCCTTCCGAGAAAAAGGAAGAACCCAAAACTTTTGAAGCACTCGTGGCCGCCCATAGCGACTACGGAACAAGCAAGCTCAAGGCCATGAAAGCCGTGATGCTCTCCAACCCCAAGGAATATAGCGAGGCTCTGACTCGTGGTATTTCTAAACTCTAAACAAAGGATAATACTAAAATGGCAACAAATATTGACGGTGGTGCAGTTCGCACCTTTAACTTCGCTTCGGCGATTTCGGCTTACCGATTCGTCCAAATCGGAACAGATGGATTGGCAGTAGCGGCAGTCTCCGGCACGGCTCGTGCGGTTGGCTCTACTATTTCCGATGTGGCGGCTGGTGACAACGGTGCAGTCAAGCTGTTCTACCCAACCTTCTTTGCAACTTGTGATGTGGCGATTGCGGCTGGTGGCCTAGTGGCTACTAGCACGGCTGGCCTCGTAACAACTGCGGCCGCCAATGTTGGCGTTGTCGGAGTTGCTCTCGAAGGTGGCGCGGCCGATGCAGTCATCGAAGTCGCAGTTCCCTTAACCCAGTAATTTAACCAACCAAGAAAGAATATAAATATATGGCATACGTAAGTGGCGGTTC